GTTGGGCGCCTGGATTTTATGACCGCTTCGCTCGAACCATTTCTAAAGAACTTTCGGTGTCGAAATCGAAAGCGATGGATTATTGCGACTCACGTTCGCAGGAATTGAGCGAGCCAGAACCGCAAGCATTAGCAAAACGCATTGCAGGACTATCTAAATGAATGAAATTCTAATTTATAGCGACATTGGCGAAGACTTTTTCGGTGACGGCGTAACAGCCAAGTTAATCAAGGCCGAACTAGATAAAGCTGAGGGCGATATCACCGTTCGTATTAACAGTTATGGCGGCGATGTGTTCGAAGGCGTGGCGATTCACAACTTGCTAAAGGGTTACCAGGGCAAGACAACGGTAATCGTTGACGGTATCGCAGCCAGCGCAGCCAGCATTATTGCGATGGCCGGCGATGAAATCATTATGGCGGAAAATTCCATGATGATGATTCACGACCCTTGGACCATGGCAGTTGGTAGCGCAAAAGAGATGCGCGAAACCGCTGATCTGTTAGACAAGATCCGCGACTCGCTCGTTAAGACTTACAACACGCAGACCGGCATAGAAGAAGACAAGCTTCGCGACATGCTAGCTGCAGAAACCTGGTTGGCAGCCGACGAGGCTTTCGACATGAAATTTGCGACTTCGGTAAACGGTAAATCTGCCGGCGTACCTTCTAATTCACATATGCAGTGGATTGCGAACACGCCGAAACCAGCCGAAGACGACATCGAATCGACCGTCGCCTGGCGCGTGGCACTAAACCGCCGACGCTTGGCGCTGATTGATTAGGCCGGACGGCCTACCTAAATAGGGCAGCCGCCCGAACACATTTTTTAAATTCCTAATCATTGGAGAAACGGTAATGACTGATAAAGTCAAAGACCTCCTATTTGCTCGGGGTCAAAAAGTTGAGCAAATGAAGGCGCTGATCGATGGCGCTGAAGCGGAAAACCGCGATCTTAATGCCGAAGAAACTGCGAAGTATGAAGCACTCGACAAAGACCAGAACGAGCTTAAAGCTCGCGCTGATCGAATTGAGAGTGCTGCCAAGCTAGAAAGCTCTTTGGATTCTCGCATCGACGCTAGCCACCGTCAGAAGATTGAAGACGGCTCAATCAAGAGCGGTGTGTCCTCTGACGAGTATCGAGACGCATTCGATAAGTATGCTCGTCTTGGTCGTCAAGGGGCTATCGACGCCGGTGTTAGCAACGCATTACAGGTTGGCACTAATTCTGAAGGTGGTTTCATCGTACCCCAAGAGTTCGACACCATGCTGGTTGAAGTATTGCAGGACATCAACGAAATTCGCGGATTGGTCAATGTTGTCACCACAGGCAGCGACCGAAACATTCCAGTTGAATCCAGCCTTGGTTCTGCAGCATGGACTGCTGAAGAGGCTGCCTACAACGAGAGCGACGCGGCATTTAGTCGTGTGACTCTTGGCGCCTACAAGCTGACTCGAATCATCAAGGTATCTGAAGAATTGATTCAGGACTCTTTCTTCGATCTGTTCTCTTACCTTGCGAGAAACTTCGGTAAATCTTTCGGTATCGCTGAAGAAGCTGCTTTCATCAATGGTGACGGTTCTGGTAAACCAACCGGTATCGTTCAAGGTGCTGGAGCGGGTATCACTGCTGCAGGTACTGCCGCAATCACAGGCGATGAGTTAATTGACTTGTTCCATTCTGTGACCCGGCCTTATCGAAACAACTCCACATGGCTTATGAATGACAGCACTGTGAAGTTGATTCGCAAGCTCAAGGATGGTGACGGCCAATACCTATGGCAACCTGGATTGCAAGCGGGACAACCCGACACAATCCTCGCGCGACCTCTGGTTGCATCAACTGCAATGCCTGCCGCGACCACTGGTAATGTTTCGGTTGTTTTTGGCGACATGAGTGGATACACCGTTGCTGATCGCACCGGCTCTACTATGCAGCGTCTCGACGAGCTGTATGCAGCAAACGGCCAGATTGGCTTCCGTATGTTCAAGCGTATGGACGGTAAGGTTGTTGAAGCAACAGGCATCAAGAAGCTGACGCAAGCTTAAACACACCTCCAAAAAGTGGGCCTTTAAAGGGCGGGGCTAATAACCCCGTCCTTTCTTTTTCTATGACTGTAAAACTTCTTACTTCTATCGCTGGCGATGTCACTGCATCAGTCGGCGAAACTGTCACGTTAGATAAGGACTTCGAAAAACGCTTGGTCGACTCTGGTCAGGCTGAGTACGTGAAGAAAACTACAACTCGAAAAGCGGCGACAACCGATAAATGAGTTTAACGAACACAACTTCGGGATCCGTGACCGAGCCGGTTACTTATTCGGATCTTGAAGCGCACGGCCGAATTCCGACTGGCGAACAAAGTTACTTAGAAGCTTTGATTTCCACTTCACGGATGGCGGCCGAGCATGAAACCGGTCAGGTGATCCCACAGCAACAATTTACTTGGATTACCAACGATTTCGAAAACGGTATGGCTCTGCCCGTTTATCCGGTTCGAACAATTGGCTCAATTACTTACCTGGATGCGGACGGCGCAAGCCAAACACTTGCATCAAGTGTGTATGAAGTCGTTACCGACAAACTGGTGACTCGGCTTTACCTCAAGCCGAATCAGGATTGGCCAGACTTGCAGAGCGATGCTTACAACCGTATTACGGTTGTGATTAATGCCGGCATGGAAACCGTACCTGAAAACTTAAAATTGGCGATCAAGATGATCGCGGCCACCGCTTACGACAACCGACAAGATGAAATTGTTGGCGAAGCCGGCCACATAAAAGTCGACCAAGCGTCAAAGTTCTTTTTGCGCCCTTACGTTCGGCACACGATCGGGTAAGGGATTATGAGCGAAGAGAATCACCGAAGAAGGCAAGACGACCAATGGCATGTTGGTAAAACCGTCGACTTAGGCCACATTCTTACCACCATTATTCTAGTGCTGTCTGCGTTTTGGTTCATATCCGATCTGAATACGCGAATTGCGGTCGTTGAATCCAAGTCTGCCGATCGCGACAAAATTGTCGACGAAATTCGAGTCGACATCAAAGAGATTAAAAACCTACTTTGGGAAATGAATCAAAATGGTAGCAATCGGTCGTCTTAATCGCCAGATCTCGATTGAGGCCAGCACGCCAGCAACAGATTCGTCGGGCTTCGATTCAGGATCTTGGTCTGAAGCTTTTTCAGCCTGGGCAAAGATCGAACCGACCTCCGGTCGAGAGTATCGAGGCGGCGAAAAGATCGAAAGCGAAACGACTCACAACTTTACGATTCGTTTCCAAGCAGGAATTACACCTGCACATAGAATTGTCTATAGCGGCCGAGTGTTTGACATCGAATCGGTCATCAACCCTAACGAAAAGAATCAATATTTGATCCTCTCGGCGATAGAGCGTGATTGACTTTGAAGTACAGGGCGTCAAAGAGTTAGAGCAACGCCTCGAGAAGTTAGAGGAACGGGTCGAAAGGAAAATCGCAACTCAAGCGAACCGAGCCGGCGCAGCTTACTTCAGAAAACAACTCAAAGCGCAGTTACCCAGAAGTACCAGAAACGCAAATCGACTCGAGAACAAAAAACAAGCCAAACGACTACACAAATCCATAGGGATTCGAAAACAGAAAGGCCGAAGAATTCTACATCATGTGGGTGTTGTCGGCTGGGCTCGAGCCTATGCGCATATTCTGGAATTTGGGTCGAAATACCAGTCGCCAAACCCGGTTTGGCGAAAGACATTGGAACGAGAATCACCACAAATGTTGAAGGTGATTGCTGAACGAATCAGGAAAGGGTTAGAGCAATATGGCTAACGTAGAGCAAGCAATCTACGCCAGGCTTTCCAGCTTCACGGGCTTAACCGATCTCGTTAACTCAAAGATTTTTCCTGTCATTGCGAGACAAGGCGAACAGAACCCGTTGGTTGTGTTCAATTTGATTTCGCAAATCAAAAACCACGCGATGGGGGTCGACATCTCCCCTACCGAAGCGAGTGTTCAAATCTCTGTGTTTTCAGATGAGGGTGCTAACTGCTTGGCCATCGCAAACCAGGTTGAAGCGGCACTCAGTCGATACCGCGGCGATTCTGGCGGTGTGACAGTGCAAGACATTTTTCTCGAATCTGTTCGCGCCGATTACGAGTCAGATACTAAAGAACATAGGCGCGATCTTGATTTCCGAGTTTTCTTCGAGGAATAGCGAACATGTCGCAAGTCATTTCAGGTCGCCCCGTATGGATTGGCGGCTATGAGTTTTCTAATCAGCTCAACGCCGTCGCACTGGATCACGGGGCCGACGATTTAGATGCAACTTCACTCGCAGATACAACGCGAGTTCATAAAGGCGGCCTCAAGTCTTCTGGTTTCTCGATCGAAGGGTTTTACGACCCAGAAAGCATCGACAACGTGATGTACGCCAACACTGGTTTGGAAGGCGTACCGGTCGCAGTTGCCGCTCAACAAGGTAACGAAGGCGAAAAGGCATTCTTCTTCAATACTGTACAAGGTGAATATCAAAACGGCGGCGCCATCGGTGAGCTCCGAAGCTTCACAGCTGGCGGAATGTCTCGCGGCGATCTAGTTCGCGGTTCGATTCATATTAACGGCTCGGCCATAACTTCGAGCGGCGCAACGACTGGCATTCAAGCGACTACAGTATCCAGCGACCAAAGGCTTTTCGCAGCCTTGTTCGTGACTTCTGTTTCAGGCACAGCACCGACTTTGGACGTCACGGTTCAGAGTGACGATAACGGCGGATTTTCTAGCGCATCGGATCAAATCACTTTTGCTCAAGCAACACAGATCGGCGCACAAATTATCGATTTAAGCGGACCTATCTCCGACGACTATTTTCGAGTGGACTACTCGATCGGCGGCATCGGTCCAAGTTTCAACTTCATGGTAGTGATTGGGATTCAATAAGGGAGTTTTAAATGGGCACCACGGTTTTAACCAACGCATTTGTAAGCGTCAACGGCGTTGATCTCTCAGATCACGTCAAGAACGTTTCTATCAATTTTTCAGTCGACGACATCGACGATACCAACATGGGCGATACGACTCGCGTACACAAAGCCGGTCTAAAAGATTGGTCAGTCGATATCGAGTTTGCACAAGACTTCGCCGCCGGCGAGGTTGATGCCACACTCTGGCCATTAGTTGGCACAGAAGTAACGGTCGTCGTGCGCAACGACACCGGTTCGGTTTCATCGACCAACCCCAGCTATTCAGGCACAGCGGTTTTA